GCATTAAGACCTTTCCAGTTTTGCAACTTGTGTGAGGTAAATGCTAGTGATCTTGAGTCACAAGAAGATTTTAACGATAGAGTTAAGAAAGCAAGCTTTATAGGTACACTACAAGCAGGTTATACTGACTTTCATTATTTAAGAGATATATGGAGAGAAACGACAGAGAAGGACGCCCTTATCGGTGTATCAATGACAGGGATAGGGAGTGCCGCTGTGCTGCAGTTGGATATGAAGGCCGCTGCAAGTATAGTAAAAAGAGAAAATACAAAGACAGCTAAGTTAATTGGTATTAATCCAGCTGCTAGATGCACAACCGTAAAGCCTGCTGGGACAACATCTCTGGCACTAGGAACTTCTTCGGGTATTCATGCATGGCATAATGATTATTATACGCGTAGGATTAGAGTTGGTAAAAACGAGTCTATGTATAAATACTTAGCAGAAAATCACCCTGAGTTAGTTGAAGATGAATTTTTCAGACCTCATGACACTGCTGTGATTAGTATACCACAGAAAGCACCTAAAGGTTCTATATTAAGAGATGAATCACCATTTGATTTACTTGAAAGAATTAAAAAAGTAGCAACTGAATGGGTTAAGCCTGGTCATAGAAAAGGATCTAACACTCATAATGTTTCAGCTACTGTTAGTTTAAAGCAAGATGAATGGGATGCAGCAGGTAAGTGGATGTGGAAAAATAGAGACTATTATAATGGACTCTCTGTATTACCTTATGATGGAGGTACTTATACCCAAGCACCGTTTGAAGATATAAGTAAAGTTAAATATGATATGGCTATGAAGCATTTAAAAAATGTTGACTTAACTAGGATTGTAGAATCTGAAGATGAAACAGATCTTTCAGGTGAATTAGCTTGCGCAGGTGGTGCTTGCGAGATAACATGATAGAGTCATTTGTCTATGGTTTATTAGCTACAGGTGTTATGTTAGCTATAAACAAGTTCGTTACTAATATATTTATAAAAGTAAAAAACAATGGGCTAGCATTAGTTTATGGTAGTTTAGCTGCTAAGTTAGTGTTTCTAAGTATATTTACTTTAGTTATAAAAAACGATCTACAACAACCTATTATATATTGTTCTATAATTTTAATAGGTATAATATATTCTAATTTAAATACAATATTGAAATTAAAATGACAAAAAAAATAGCAATAGTCGGAGGCATTGCAATGATGTCTTTCGGAGCTGGAAATATGATCTGGCATAAACAAAAACCAAAGCTAGGACCTAATGAATTAGCAATAGCGTCGGGAGCATTTTTTTTAACAGTAGGATTTACCTACAGGTTTTAAATAATAAAAGGGGATCAATTACGATCCCCTTTTTTGGTTACAGGAACTTTTGGGTATGGTGCCCAGTTTTTTCTCGTTCCTAACTAAATCTGCTACAGCACCAGCGTTTCCTAGCTGCTCTACCTCTTTCGCCATCCCAGCTTTTAGATCTACTACAAAATGATTTTTGTCTTTTATAAGCTTTAGTACCTACTTTGACATCGCACTTAGTAACAGCAGTTTTAAGTTTACTCCCTGGGTTCTTTTTTCTATATTCTTTAACCCCTTTCTTGGTCATACCAGCACCTTCTTTTACAGTCCTAAAATTACGACCTTTTCCTTTTGTAGTTTTCCTTGGTTCAGACATTACTTTTTCTCTTTTTTTATTTGTTCATTAGGCATTGGGTTATCATACACATCAGCATCAGATTTTTTCTGAGTTCTTTCAGATATTTTCTTTCCATCGCAATAGTAAGCGTATTTACTCTTCTCCGCTTGCTCGCCGTATTCTTTAGCCCACTTCTTCCAAAGTCTATCACATTTTTTTTCTCTATTCTTTCTACTCATAGCTATTTCTTTTTCTTTTTAATAGGTACACAATTAGGTACTTTTTTACCACCTTTTTTCTTCATACCTATAGCTTCATATCCTTTCCAACAAGGATTTTTCATTTTTTTATTTTTTCTTTTTGTTGCCATAATTTATAATTTTCTACCTTTTTTATCAACTTTAACCTCTTTCACTATAACTCTAGTACTAGGTTTTTTATTTTCTAATTCTTCTAATTGTCTTTGAAGTTCTTCAAACTTACCATCAGCTTCAGTACCATCTTGTAACATTGCAGAGGTTATTTTAATTTCTTCTTTTAATATGTCTTGAGTTTCTTCAAGTACTTCTACAGCTTCTTTCAACTGCATAATCATATCCTCATTCCACTCTTCTTTCAGCTCATATTCTAAACGAGTTACTTCTATAGGTGGCAAGCTTTTAGCTTCTTCAATATCTGCCTGTAAAGTGTAATACATACCAACAAACGATGCTGTTATAGATATAATAGCTACTACGGTTTTTAAGTCTAATTGTACTGACGTGTTTTCTGATACTTTCATTTGTTCATTAATTCTATAAGTTTTGCTACTCTATCTTTTTCGTATTTCAAAGATCTTATTTGTTTTTTAGATAATCCTAAACTATCTAGTTTTTTTACTTGTTCTGCTTGATTTAATTTTTTGTATTTAATTCTATCTTGTTCTAACTTTTGCTCTTCTAAAGTTTTAAATGAGTACTGTCTAGTACCTTTATTTTTCATTTTCTCTCTATATCTCTTTTTAGCTTCTTTTTGTGAAGTAACATATTCTTTTCTTTCTTCAGTAGAGTTTAATTGATAATCTCTCCAACCTAATAAAAGCGAAACTCTTTTCCATGTTTGTTGTTCATCTTCAATAGCACTTCTAACATTTTCTGATTTAGAAATTAATCTATCAAGTGGAACATTTGTTAGCCCTGATATTACATAAGCAGCTGATTTATATGCAGGGTCATCTATACCCCAATTAGCTTCATCATGCTTATACCCTTCATATTTCCAAGTTAAACCAGCTTGTCTTAATTTACTTAACTTAATATCTATCGGTGGTGAAAAGTTTAACATTTCATTTGCAGCATCTTCATAATTAGGACCAGGAAACTGGCCTTCTTTAGCAGACTCTTTATAAACTTTTCTACCTACTGATATTAAAGTAGAAGCAGCAACACCTATCATTCCTGTTCCGTTTAAGAAAGTATTTAACATACCATTAGCGATGTTGTAGTATCTTTCTTTTTCACTTTCTTCTTCATCATCATTAAACGCTATAGCAAATAAAGCTTGTTGCAATGCGCTAAATATAGCACTTTGAACTGCAAAATAATATGTAATTCTTGAAGCATTACTCATATCACTTTGGAACTGAGTCATGCCTGGTCTTTTTCTTCTATTAACAAGATCTAAAAAAGCTTTTTTACCAAGTCTATTCATTTGCATAGGTGTATTTTGAAAAGCTAATATTAACCTACCTAACACACTAGCTTGTTGTTGGGAAACTCTATCAGGTCTAGACGACTGTTGTGATTCTTCTGCTATTTCTCTAAACTCTAAAAATGCTTGTTTCTTAGCATCAGCCTCACTCATACCTTCTTTCATTAAAGCATTTATTCTATTTCTATAAAATGTAGCACCACCTGAAGCAATAGCGAAACTATCAGCAAATTGGGTAGGTAAATAACCTTTTTGAAGTATATAAGCAACAGCTGCTTTAGCTTTGTTTTTACTAGTTGCAGCAGCATCAGCTATCTCAGATTCACTAACATTAAGCTTTAATCCATTACGTCTTTCAACTAAAAACTCAGAGTTCATCAACTCCATGAAATCAGTCCAATATTGTTTTTGATTCGCAAATGCTTTAGCAGCTCTAAATACATTATTACTACCAAAATCTATAAAGTTAATAGCTGATATAGTTTGAAGTAAAGCAGATCTCATATTAAAAAACATAACTGTACCAACAGAGTTATTAATATAATCTAGTAATCTGTTTTCTAATCTACCCATATTGTTAGATCTATTTCTACCAGACTTCATCCTACTTAACATGTCTTCCATAGCTTCTCTGTACTTAGTACCAAAAGCAGCTTCCATTTTATTTAAATTCTTAGGTGAGAATATAATATCTACATTTTCTTGCCACTGTTGTAAATACTTACTACGCTTACCAGTTCTTAAACCATCTAATAAATCTGTAGATATTGTACCACCTAACCAATCAACATTTGGAGCAGCATAACCATCTCCTTTATTTATGTCAATTAAGTTTTGAGCAAATACTTCTATAGCAGGGTTTTTCTTAGCATAATCTAATATTTGTTTTAAATCAGTTTTAGAAATACCAGGTATATCAAAACCTTGCTTGTTCCAAGCTAAAACTCTAGCTACATTTTGTAAAGTATATTCTCCAAAAGCTATTTTATTTAAGTCTTTAGGTATCAATCCTTCTTTAACTAGTTGCTCTTTTAGTGCTTTGAAATCGTTGATCATTCTGTTTTGATCACGAGATAGATTCTCCATTGCTCTACCATAAGGCTCAATTAAATGTTCTTTAAACCAGTCCATTTGCATGTTACCTATTTCACCTTTACCTATCATTTTATAGAGTAAACCTACAAAGTCTTCAGCTGATGGTGGAATAAATATTTCAAATCTACCTTTCTTTCTACCTTTTAATCTAGCTTTAACATCAGAGTATTCAGATTGAGATTTAATACCTGTTTTATGTTCTATAATATCATTTATAGTTTTGTCAACTGTTTTACTAAATTTAGCTTTAGCTTGTTGTACTTTAGATTTAACATCTAAAACTGACATTGCTTTTTTAACTGCATCAACATTTTGCATAGCATCATCAGCAAAATAAAAATCATTATATCCTTCGGCAGCTTTACCAACTAGCCATTGTGCTTTAGCTTCACCTGTTGACTTACCTAAACCAGTTATATTTTCTATAGGTATGTTTAATCCTTCAGATTTTAAAAACTCATGTATTGCTTGCTGCGATTCAGGAGCTCTTGCTGTTAAAACAAATACGTC